TTTCTCGTTACGCCTCCATAGCTCAGTGGATAGAGCTACCGGTTTCTACCCGGTTGGTCGCGGGTTCGAATCCTGCTGGAGGCACGAAATTGCCCCACCTGCCGGCTGGTGTTTTGCCTGGTTGGTGGGTGTTTTTATTGAGGCGGTAAGTCACAAGTTTTAGTTTGTTTTAGTTTGTTTTAGTTCTTTGTGTCGTGGGATTGTCGTGGGATCATGCCATGCCCAAAGTTGGGAGAAACGGGGAGGGCTGATGCTCTGGGCGCCTGGGGCGAATAGGTGTTCGAGCGAAAAATAGTGGGGTATTTCGAGCACACAATCGAACATGGGTGCCATAGCGGAAGGGCATAAATGCGGAAAGACCCCCCGCCCGGGCTGGGTGACGCGCCGGGCGGGGGTTGGGGGTTTAAGTATTGGGAGACTGGGGTTTGAGGTCGGTGTTTGTCCAGCCGATGTAGCTGGCAACGTGTGCGGATATTCTGGGCGGGCCTGGTGGATCCGGGTAGTCATCGAGAACGTCGAAGAAGGCGGCCGCTACGCGAAGGTATGCTTCGCGTTCGTGCTGCATTTCTTCCACCTTGGCTTCCAGCACTGACACCCGGGTGGTAAGCCATTCCCTCAGCTCTTGTGATGCTTTATCTATAGCCTCAGCTTTACGCTCTAGGGCGGCGGCTTTGGCAGCATCTTTCTCGGCGTCGGCCTTAGCCCAGTCGACCTCGGCCCGTAGTTCGGCCATTTTGCGGTCGGTAAAGATTTTGTACCAGGTTCCGGCGGCGCCGATAATGGCCAGGGTGACGGCTTCTGTGGGGCTGATCCAGCCCCACAGCGCTGCCCAGAAGCCCTGATTGGTGGGGGCCACGGTAGATATGGTTTTGATGAAGTCCATGGGCCCCATGTTTTCCTCCGATCTGTTTAGGCGGATAATGCTGATGCCGCGTCGATGACTGCGGCTACTAGCACTGGGTCAAGGCTGCGAATGAGCGCATCTACCGCATTCATGAGGGTGGTGATGTTGTCAATCATGCTGCATGTTCACCGCTGGTATGAGCGTTTGGGGTGATGATGGCGGCAGTGCCGGCATCACCGACTTTCGATGTGGCAACGGAGGTGAGCAGAGATGCGATTGCGGCGGTAGCTGCGATACCCAGGCCTGCTGTCCAGTCCACGTGGTAGATAGCATCTCCAACAGTAATGGTTGCGAGCAAGGCTTGGGCGAAGGTGCGGAGGGCGCGGTCTGCTGCGTCGATCCAGAATATTTTAGTCCACATGATTATTTTCCTTCCTGTGTGGTTGCGTAGTGGTTTTTGATGGCCTCGATGGTGGTGCCGCTTTGAGCAGCGGCCCAGGCGAGTAGGGCTTTCACATCGGCTTGGGTTTCGCTGAGCCCGTCAACCAGGGTGTGATATTGACCGGTGGGGGTGGCTCCGAGTTGTGGCCAGCCGCGGCCACCTGCCGGGTTTTTCTGTCCGTCGGGTAGGTCTTCCTGCCGGGGGCCTTGGAGTTGGGTTGCGATGTCTCGGGTGAGATGCAGGAGCTCGCGCTGTTCAGCGTCGGTTAGTGCCATGAGAAAATCCTCCTTGGTTGGTTGGTTTGGGGGCGTAGCACCCCCGTAGAAAATTGTGCGCAATTCATCGCGGGTGCCGCGGAAGGCATTAATATCCACAGCGAAGCCCGCCACTAAAGCGTTGGATCCGTATTGCCAAATCCGGGGCTTTTGGTTGCCCAGCGGATAGTCCCACTGTGGGTGCGCGTTGCCGGGGTAGATGAGGCTGGGGTCACCCTGACGGTTTTGCCCGTAGGCGGCTACCCAAAGGGCCCCGAATTCGTTGCTGTCTGGCTCACCGCCTGTGATCCTGCGCTCCCAGTAGGGCACGTAGGAGTACACGCCGCACACCCGCACCCCAGCAGCCTCAAAGCACTGTTTAGCGGTGCGGATGTGCTCCACCGAGAGTCCTGCCTCGGTCTCAACGTCAAGCCACATGGGGCGAATGGCGTCCCTCATCACCGCTAGTGAGGCGTCCACCTGTTCCTGGATACTGGTGCCCTCGGAAGGGTTCCGCAGGTAGTGGTAGGCGGCGGTGAGCATACCTGCGGCCTCGGCATCCTCCAGGTGGCTGCGGTAGCAGCGATCCCGGTAAGTACCATCCGTGGTGCGGATAATAGCGAAACTGACGCCTTCACGGGCTGCTTGCTGGAGGCTTATGCCGTCCTGATGCTCGCTCACATCCACGCCAAACAGCGGATCACCAAAGGACGCAGCCGCCGCCAATGCCCCACTATCCGGGTAGGGGGCGCCCGCAAGGATGCTCATGGGGTCGATACGGTCAGGGCCGGGCGGCGCCCACACAAACCGGTGAAACTCCAAGTGCAGATGGGGCGGGAAACCCCCGTTTGTCGCGGGGTTAGGGTTGATACGAGCGATCCGCTGACCCTCCCCTACCCACTGGCCAGCCACCACCTCGGGGATCACATGCCCGTACACACTATAGCCCCCACCCACATCAGCCGGATGGTCAATTGTCACCCACTCGCCGAAACCAGCAGCCTGCCCGGCGTACTGCACAGTACCCGGCCGGATAGCGAAAACCAAGTGGTTACCACTACCACCATCACGGCCGAAATCCGTACCATAGTGGAACTCACCCCCCTCCCGCGGTCCAAAACCACTGGTCACGTAAAAGCCCGCTTCAACAGGCATCACAGTCATATTACTTTCTCCTTCTTCATTTAGATTGCGCCCATGCGAAAACCCCGGCGCGCCCAAGCAATAGGACGTTCCAGGGTTTGATGGGGGGTTTGTTTATTGGGATTCTTCCGGTGGTGCGGCAGGCTCCGGCGCAGGCTCAATGCGTAACCATTTACCATCAGCGCCGGGGACCGAACAGTTCAGATGCGGGTATACGCTTCGGTAGAGGTTGCCCTCATACTGGACGATATCGCCCTGGATGTAGCAGTTTTGCGGTTCGCTCTTGGGGTGCTGCCACTCGGGGGCATCTTCCACATGCCGGGGTGGTTCCCGTAGCGCGTCGGGGGCGGGGATTTCCCCTAGCTCACGCAGGTGCATGATGAGCCGAGTGCGCGCTTCCTCCTGCGCTTGTAGCGTCTCCCGGCGCGGCCGCTCCTCAGCCACACACCAGCCGAGGAACTCCACCCACTCCTCCATGGTGAGAGCCTGGGTACCGGTTTTAAGATCTTGCAATGACATGAGTAATGAGCCTTTCTGTCTGGGCTAGAGTTTTGCTAGGTAGGTAGCGCATCCGAATCCACGATCGGAACTGCTGGTATCTCCTGAAAAGCCGATTTCGACACTGCCATTGGCGAGGATATTACAGAAGCCAGGGTATCCGCGGCGATTGGGTACGGTGAGGAAGAAGTCTATGTCATCTACGGGGTGGAATTTTTCAGGCAGTTTACCTTTATAGCCTATTGGGGCGTCTCGAACATTGATAAAAACCCAACGCCCCAGCCTACGGGCAGTGACTTGGCCAGTCAGAGAGACTGATTCCGTAACGTAGGCCAATTTGGACATCTCACGATCAACGTATTGCTTATTCGCAATGTCTTTCGGATCAATCGGATCAGCGACTTCAGAGCGCCCAGTGTTGTCCCTGGTCATGATCGTAGTCACACCTTCAGTATCGACTACTGGGGTTGCCTTATCCGGCACTCCATTGATAGTACTCAGATTGTGGGTATGGCCCACTGGCGCCCTGGTGCTTATCTGGTCGTCAACGTATTTTTTATTAACAGCATGCCAGTAACTAGTGATGCTGGGGGTTTCGATATGGATTTGACCGTCGGGTTGCGTTTTTACAAAGCCCGCTTTAGCGGGATGCGCATCGGCGGTAATACTCCATGCCGAGTTGCCCGCGGTGATGATTTTGGGATTGTCGGCGGTGCCGGTGAGGTCGCCTGCTAGGCGGATTTTGCCTTGGGTTGTGGCGGTTGCCGGGGGGATAGCCGCTGCTGCTTCGGTGGCGGATTTCGCTGCCGCTTGAGCGTGAATGGCGGCTTCGGTGGCTTTCGCCCCGGCGCGGCTGGCGGCGGCTGCTGCTGCTTGTTGGGATGCCACTATTTCGTGGTACATGTTGATGACGGAATCGCGTTCGTCGGCGGTGAGATTTCCCGCGTTTCGCACGGCTTCGGCGAAGGTTGTGGTTTCCGGTTTCACAAGGATGGGGATTGGGAGCCCCATGGTGCCGGAGTAGGCGGGGATGCAGATAGCCTCACCTGGTTCGATGGTTGTGGTGAAGGTGCCATCGGGTTTTACCTGAATGATATCGGGGTCGGTGAGGATTACTGTGCTGCCGGTAACCCGGGTTTGGGGAGCATGGATATGCAAATGAGTGGCACCCGCGGGAATTTGAGTTACGAGCTTCAAATCACCAGTAATAGTTGGCATGATAATACTCCTTAGTGTTGTTATGCGCTGGGAAGAATGAAAACCGTAGCCGATTTATACGCTTGGAAAAGCCCACCGGTTGCCGAATCATGATATCGGTTTCCAGCGGTGATGTTGGCGCAGCTCACATCTGTTGCACCCTGGTCGGATACCGCGATCATGAGAATGGATCCAACCCAATTGCCTTTGGCTTCAAAGCGAGCACCACTGCGAGGCCGAATGCCTGCCGCAAGCCACCGCAAGGTGCCCCATTCAGTACCAGAGTTAATCTTTCCGCTAGATCCGGTGAAAAGATTGATATCTCCGGTGTCGATATGGAGGATACGAGGCACGCCAGTGATCGTAGTTTGCAGGGCCTCAATAGCTTTTCGGTCAGCTTCCCTAGCTTTCCTATCAGCATCATCAGCAGCAACCGCTGCGTTATCGGCTTTGGTATCTGCTGTGGCGGCTTTCACATCGGCCACACCAGCCGCGGTTACCGCCGTGGTGGCGGTCTTCTGCACCGCCCCGACCGTGCGCAGCCGTTCTGCCCGCTCCTGATTTATACGCTCCCAGATAGCATTGTTGTGGGTTTTCAGGGCCTCAGCATCGGAAATCATCTGCCCACCCACATGAACCCGCCAGCCCCTAGCCCCCTCCTGGCTATTGCCAATAAGGTCGATAGCGGTCACCGGCACCTTGATGCGCCTGCCCCAAATCTCCACCAAAACCACATCCCCAAGCCGGAAATCCGCGCCGGGCTCGTAGGCGCCGAGGCCGCGGCCGGTGATGTCGCGTTCGAAGAATAGATTGCCGTCGACCCGTTTTTGGGCTGTGTCTACTGCGGTTTCGAGGTTGGAGGATTTGCCGTTCATGTTGAGGGTGACATCGGCACGCACAAACCCCACGTCGAAAGCGCCAGCGCCGGCATTGGGTGGGCGGTAGATGTAGCCGTTGCGGAGCCGGCTCTCGGCAGGTTGCTCTTGTTGTTTGTCGGCGGGAATGGTGACGTCGAAAGCGCCGTAGGTGTAGGCGGGCATGTGGCGGCCTATGGTAAGGTCACCACCATCAGCAATGAGGATGACGTCGGTTTTTTCAGTCATGATCTCCTCCTATCTGCGACTGCTAGCCTTGGGTGACGCGAACGATCATGGTGGGTTGGGTGAGGAGTTTCACCCCTATGGGTTGGGGGTCGGATGGGAACCACAAATCGCAGGTGACGGTGATGCCGGCCTGGAGCGCTAGAGCGCCTATGGAGTCCCAGAGGGGCTGGTCGTCAGCGGTATACACCAGGTGTGGGGATGGCAGCCCGGAGGATGCCGTCGACACCACAATCCGTTGTCCCTTCCCCCACAGCTTGAATCCGATCTCCAAGGAGTTGGCGATGACGTTGCGGATCACAGTATCGGCGGGGCCTTCCATGGTTACCCCGTCAACGGCGGTGACCATGGGGTAGTGCATCAAATCGCGGGGGGTTTTATATAGGTCCAGCTTGGTGGGATCGCCTACCCAGTCGCGGGTGAAAGTTTGGAAGCTGCCTGTTCGAAGCGCTTGAGGGTTTGACCATGCCACGTGCCGGTTCAGGATTGAGAGCAGGTCAGTACCGTTGATCTCCACGAGGGTTGGGGTGTGGAAGGTACCCCTGGCCACGGTGTGGGTGATCCGATACACCCTGCGGAAGCCTGGGCGCTCCACCATGATATAGCGGGTGGGCCCATCAGCCTCGATAAGCTGCCCGTTTTGGGCTGCGCCGAAATCGGCGATCAGTTCATCCGCTAACGGGTGTACTGCCCCACTAGCGCCGTCTGCTATTTTGTGGAGGAACCGGCCTGATACCGGGGCACCCCGGGTGGCGGGCGCCGAGAACTCTACTGGTGGTGGGCAATCGAAAAGCGGCTCGCAGTTCTCGTCCAGCAGCCCGATCCATTGCCCGAAATCTGCCGCCACCATAGCCCGGTGCCTAGCGTGCTGCCACCACTGCCCTATTGTCATCGCCATGGGTCGAGCACCCCTATCCGCCACTCCAGAAGCGCCCCGGCCGGCAATGCGTATTGCCTGCTTTGCCCCGGGGGCACCCCTTCGGAAATGATTTGGCCTCGGATTTTGCGCCAGAGGTCATCATCCCGTACGCCTAGGCCATTGAGTACTTGGTGGGATCTCTGCGGGTCCAGGTGCAGCCGGCGGATAGCATCCACGGCAGGCAGGGTGAATTCCGCCTTGGAGGGGAGTGTTACTTTCCCACCGGCTCCTTCCCACACGATTTCCGGCCATATATACACCTGACCCGAATTCGTCACAGTGACGCTCCCGGGTTTTCGGAATGGGGTCGTTTCCCAGTAGCCAGCGTCGATAGCGAGCGGTATGGATAGCGCCCACACATCGGCCGTAGCATCATCAACCTCTAGATCGGACGGAGCACCGTTGAGCCTCACTTGGGCGTGCATAGTGCCCATGGGTGACTCGATCTGGAGCGTGCCCAACGGCGGGAGGATGGAGAAACCACGGCGAAACTCTGCCCAAATATCATGGGCATGCCGGCCATGTCCGGCGCGTACAAAAAGATCAAGGGAGCCTTCGATGGCTGGGAATCGGAGGCCTTCGATGGCTCTGCCTGGCACGCCAAGGGTTTCGATGCCAGTGGCTTCGGGCCGACCAATGAGCTCTTTGATGCCGGCTCTGCGGATGCCCGCTATCCAGGTGCTGGATGAAAGCTCCCACGTTTTACCCGTGGGGGCGATGTACCGCACTAAATAGCGCCGATCAATCATGGTGCCTCCTTTCTGCTAGATTCGGGCACGCTCGTAGCGCACCGCATCAACTGCCGATAATTGCCCCACCTGCCCGGAGCCGGTAGCGAGTGAGCGTTTCGTGACCGCGAGGAGTTCTGCCAGGGTGGCGTTGAGCTGGCGGAGTTCCCCGGTTTGTGCTACCTCGGTGGTGGTGGCGAGTGAGCGGAGGCGTTCTACTTCCGCGGCGGCGGCGAGTGCTTTCCGTACTTTTTCGTCGTCGGTTTTTTCGATCTCCTGTTTGAGTTTCGCGTATTCCAGTTCGGCGGTCAGTTTGTCTTTTTGCCGGAGGTAGTCCACGGTCTTAGTGGCGCGCTCTAGCTCCAGGTTGAGGTTGTTTTGGTCGATCTGGCGGTGGATGGCGGTGAGCCGGTCTTCGGTTTGGCGTTGGGATTTTTCGATCCTGCCGCTGATACCGTACTGGAGTGCACCGATAGTGCTCTCCATGAACTGCTCGCCGAGCTTGGCGCCGCCAGTGGCCGCTTCTACCCCGTATTGTTGGGAGAGCACACCACCGCCAATGGTGAGGGCAGCGCCACCCGCAGACCCCAGAACCAGGGCGGCTTTTTCAGCTGTCCCCAAGTTCTTCCAGGCGTCCTTGATGGAGTCCTTGTTTTGGTGGATGTCAATGCCGCCCTGCACTAAATCTTTCAGGCCGCCCAGTGCCATGCCGGCACCCGCCAGGGCGCCGAGGGGTCCGCCGACGGTGAAACCAGCAACACCGGCAGCGGCGCCGGCTAGGAGTTTACCGATGCCGCCTACTAGTTTGGATACCCCACCGAAGCCCTTGGACGCGCCTTGGGCTTGGTTGGCGGTCATGCCGTATAGGCTGGCGGTTTGCTCGGCAAGGGCTGTGGTTTGGGCCCGCAGCAGCTGCGCTGCCGCGGTTTGTTTCAGTGTTGCCTCTAGCGCCTCGTAGCGGGCTTCTGATTGGGCTTTCGCCGCTTCCAGGTCGTCGACTGCGGCTTGGGCCCGGGCGACTCGGATGCCCCATTCGGCGGCCTGGATTTCCTTGCTGTTTGCCACCACGGAGGCGGTCAGGTCTTCGACGGTGAATTTGCCGGTGCGGTAGAAGCGGTCAATGGCGCCTTTCATAGCCTCAACGCTGGTGGACCCCATGAGGGAAGACCGCTTACGGGCCTCGGCGAGGGCGGCCTCGGCTTGGGCGATGCTCACGATGCCGCGGGCGCGGGTGCGCTCCACGTCCCGCTCCCTGATCTGCAGCTCAGCTAACGCTTTCACCCTGGTGAGAGCATTGGTTTGCTGCTGCATTTCCAGCTTGGACACCTCTTGCCGGGTTTTATCGACAACGCCTGCGGCTTTCTCTATTTCAGAGAAGAAGCTGGCGATGTGCCCAATGCCGGCGGAGAGTGAGCCGCCGATTTTTTCGGCGATCTCGCTGGCTGCCTGATAACGGGATGCCGCCACGGTACGCTCGGCCGCCTCTAGATCAGCGAGGGACTCAGCCTGGGCGGCACGAGCCGCCGTCAGTTTGTCCTCCGCTTTATTCACCTTTTCCTGGGCGGATTTGACCGCTTTGGCGTTCTTGTCGGTGGATTTTTCCAAGTTATCGCCAATATCTTCCCGTACCCGGGCGAGTTTCTTCTCAGCGTCGGCGATGCGGTCGGCTTTGCCTTTCTTCCTGGCGTCAGCCAAGGATTTTTCGGCGTCCTCAAGTTTTCGCCTATCGGCCTTGGATACCGCGGCGCCCTCTTTCTCGGTTTTCGCCAATTCCTTCTTAGCGTCGGCAAGTTCCTTTTCGGCTTTGCTGATGCTATCGGATTCGGTGGCGATCTTTTTCCGCAGCTCATAGAGACCCTTTTCGGCGTCTCTTACAACTTCGGCGGAGTCCAACCAGCCACCTCCGAAATGGCGGCCTTCGGCTTGCACAATGACCCGGGTGTCTTCGGCGTCGTGTGCGAAGAGCTTTGCCGCGGTGGAGATTTCCCCAGCGGCTTTATCGAATTTTTCGCCTGCCGCCATGAGGATTTTCGCCGCAGTGGCATTCTGCTTACCGATCTCCGGCAAGATTCGAGCGATGGTTGACTGGTGCTTCCACTGCTGGTTTGTGAGCACTAGCTCATCGGCGCCGGATTCGTTCCGTCCTCGGACGCCGGATGGCCACCGGCCGCCGGTGTCGAACTTCGGCCCGTACTGCACATACTTTTTGGCCTGGTCAAACAAGGACTGGGCTTTGCCCCACGAAACGTTACCGCGGCTGGTTTTCACCCCATCCACGGAGGTGGACTCGATGTCATCCCCAAGGTTCAAAAAGTCGGCAGGATCATAGTCTTTGCCGTTGATGGTGACGATCTGCCCGGCAATAAGCGGCAGGTAAGCGTGGTTGGTGTATTGGGGGTGGGAGGCTGGTGCCGCCCCACCGCCGATTTGACCGTTACCACGCCCGCCACCCATTTCGACGTTGACAGCTTGGCCGTCAGCGAAATGAACAGTACCTGAGGTGTGCCCACCGGCGGGGCCGCCATTAAGCCAGCCAATGGAAAACCTGGGGCCGCCACTGCCCAGGCCGGTACTGAAACCCATACGGGCCAACACGGGGCCTTCATCCCCGGTGGCGAACTTACGGCCGTCGAGTGGCCAGCCCACAGCTAGTGCTGCCAGGCCACTCATCGCACCGCTGCAATCGCCCCAGTTAGCGAGTAGCCCACCGCCGAAAACATACGGTGCGCCTTCGAGAGACCGCGGGGCCTTCTTACCGTTGACGGTTTCACCTTTGGCGAACCGCAGGAGCTGGCCGGGGGTGACGACCCCACCATCAGCCAGAGCCTGCACGCCCCCTAGGATCTTATTGAGCTTGGGGGAATCATCGTTGATGGCCCGCAGCAGATTATGGTGCTTGGCCGATGACCTACGGTTGATAACCCATTCCCCAGCATCAACCCGGGCTGTGGGCCTGCCCTGCCTATCGACGCCCTGGAAACCATCGACCTCGGTGGTACCGGGCCCGGAGAGGGGCAGCCGATACCCTGCCGGGGTGCCGAACAGGCCGCCAGCGGCGAGCCCTACAACACCGCCCATAGCACGGCGTGCCGGGCTGCCATCAGGGAGAAGCGCGGGACGGCCCCCACCTACATACACGGTTTCCACCGAAATCGTGTGGCGAGATGTGGTGTTTTGCCCGCTCAGGCCATGGATCCGCTTGATGACTTCTGGCACGTTGTCATTGATTTTGACTTCACCGGTGCGTTTGTCTTTGACCAGGATACCCAGATCGAGCATGCGGGTTTTAACATCTGGGTCGTTGGAGTCGATAACGACTTTACCGCCAGGAAGGGTTTTCGTTTTCAGCCCTAGAGCATCCAGTTTTTCGATAGTGCCTGGCACCTCGGCATTATCTATATGGATATAGCCATCGAGGCTGGAAAGCTTGACCCCCATCTGATCCAGCAAGGAAATGATGGAGAAAGCGTCGGGGAAATCAATGGTCACCTGCCCCTCGAAGGGCTCGGAGACTTTCGCCCCCATGGCTTCTAATTTTTGCTTGGTCTCATCGGTGATCGCATCCGATTCCACCTTGATCGTTTTGTCATCGGGGATGGATTTGATCTTGTCACCCAGAATCGAGTAGATCTGAGCCGCCGTGTCGGCTTCCTTAGCAGCATTCGTCATGGCGGCAGCTTCGGCTTCGTGCTGCCTGGTTGCCTCTTCCAGATCGTTGTTGGCGCCCCGGGTGGACTCAGCCAACTTTAATGTCGCCAGGTCCGCATCAGTCAGCCCCTCTTTCCATTTCGCAAAGGACTCGGCGGCGTGCTGCTTAGCTCTTACGCTGCCATCATCAAGATCGGCCAGGGCGGTGGCCACGCCAAGAGCTGCATCCTTGTTGCCGTTGAGGGTGGCTTCTAGATCATCGGCGGAGATTTTAGCTTGCTGCAGCTGGGGGTGGGCGTGCATGAACGCGGTGACAATGGATTCGGCCTTGCCTTGGATGGCTTCCAGGCCGGAGGCCTGCCCCATCATGGCGTCCACCACAGTGCTGGATGCGATACCTGCCTTGCTGGCCAGGTCTATCAGGCCTTCGCTGGATGCGCGCTGCACCATCACCGACCTGGTGGCTGCCTCCTCGATGCCGTTCAGGGAATTCTTGAGGTCATCAACGTTGTTCTTGTGCTGCTGCTCAGCCCTGGCTGCTTTTTCGTTTTCGCTGGCGAACAGAGTAAGGGCTGCGGCGGCACCGGTGAGCGCCAGGCCCCAAGGCCCACCGAGGGCGCCTAGTAGGCCTTCGGCGCCGGATTTCAGCAGGGAGAACCCGCCACGGGCCACACCAACAGCTGCGTCACCGATCGAGCCCAAAGCGGCGCGTGCGGTGTGGGCTGCCTCGGTGTGCTTTTCCGCAAATGTTTTCAAGGCCGGGGAGCCCTGCTGGAATGCTGCCTCGGCCTTAAGCACGGCGGCGGCCAAACCGCTTTGCTCGCCGGTCAGGTAGTGTGTGGTTGCCCCGACCCGGTCCATTTCCACACCAGCGTCCCTGTAGAACTTTTGGATACTGGATATTTGTCCCCGCATTTCAGACAGGCTAGACACGTGCCCCCGCATCTCGGATAGCTTGGACGTGTACTGGCCTACGGTGGTGGTGATACCGCCAACGATACCGGGCACGGTGCGGAACGCCGCCCAGCCTGCCATGGCAGCCGCCAATAGCCCTGGGTGGGCTTTCAGCAGGTCAGCGACAGACTGGAGAGATGGGGCCAGGGCAACGAGCACGCCAGATGCTGCATGCAGAGTACCGAGGAAAATATTCCATGTGCTAACGCCGAGGGCTGCGGATGCCTGCCCCAGAGCAGTAGCCACAGTGGATACCACGGGCGCCAGGGCTTTGCCGGCATCAAACGTGTCGGTGAAGGCCGCCTGGACGCCGGTAAGCATTCCTTTGCCCTGATCTGATTGCAGAAAATTCGACACGGCACTCTTGGCGTCTTTGAGCCCTGGCACTAGGCGCTGCTGAAGGAAGGTGTCAATATCGGCCGCAACTGGTTTGATTTTGGTTTCCAGCCCGTCGATGGCGCGGGTGGCGACCACCAGGCCGTCCTTCGCCAGGCCGAAGAATGGTTTCAACGCGGTAGCGCCCAGGCGGCCCAGGGCCGCCTGGGCATTGGCTGCGGCACCCGTGAAGGATTCGCCCATTTTCAAGGCGGACCCGCCCATGCCGGCACGCATGGCTTTTTCGAAGGTTTCGAAGTCAATCTTGCCTTTGGAAACCATATCCGAGATTTCGGCGGAGGTTTTCCCGGTTTCCTTGGCGAGCAGCTGGAGCACGGGAATGCCCGACGCCATCAGCTGTAACATATCATCGCCCTGGAGTTTACCGCGGGCGGCAATCGACCCGAAGATAACGCCAACGTCTTGCATGCTCCGGCCGGCAATAGCAGCGGTATCACCCACAGTTTTCAGGGTGGTTTCCAACTGCTGGCCGGGTTTAATGCCTGCGGCAACCAGGCCTGCAGCAACGGACGCGGCCTCCCCCAATCCGAAAGCGGTACCCTTCACCGAGGAAAGCGCATCGTTCATGACTCCGGCAACGGTCTTGGTGTCGTTGCCTAGGCCGAGGAGTTTCTGCTGAGCATTCTCGATAGCGGTGAGGCGGCCCATGCCTTTGGCCATGGCAGTGCCGATAAGCCCACCTGCCGCCACACCAGTGGCGAGCGCCCCGGCTTTCAGCGTCTTGCCCACGCCAGCGGCGAGCTTGCTTCCCCACGAGCCGCCGCGGCGCTCGGCTTCACTCTCTACACTCCCCAGTGCTTTGGCGATAGTGGGGCTAATTTTGCTCACCTCAGGGATGATCGAGATGTAGCCGGTGCCGAGCTCTGCGCCCATGAAAAATCCCCTCCTTTCGGATTTAGATGTGGTGCTTTTCCCTGACCTTTTGCCTGATCTCCGCGGCGGTCAGCTCCCGCCTATGCGGCCGGCTCACCTGCTGATGAGATGCCTCAATCCCCTCGATGGTCTGCTGAATAAGACCCCCAACACCACCCGTGTTTTTCCCGGCGCGGGCCAGCGCCAGGATGTACTGCTGGTCGAAGAGCGCACCCAATATTTGGTTGGTGGGTAACGCCCAGGCTGCGGCCTCGGCGGCTGCGGGGTTGAGGTAGGTGTGGAGGTGGGATGTGGCAGGTAAATGTTTGAGGAATGCCCTGAGGTCGCTCCACCGGTAGGCGCGCCCTACGTTGCTGAGTGAGTATCCGATATGGAGGAGGTCTACTCGGAGGGCGTCGGTGAGCTCGGGGTCTCCCCCGAAGGCGTACCGGTGGAGGGCAAGGATTCCCCCAGCGGGATACCTGATTCCTGGCTCCAGATGCGGTCGATTTCCACTAGCTGGCGTTGCACTAGTTTGTTGATGGCATCCTTCTTAGCCTGGGTGTTGTTGAAGTGGAGCAGGAAGAGCCGCATGATTTCAACGGAGTCGTTGCCGACGTGTCGTTTTTCGGTTTCGTTTTGGATGGCGTTGATGTCTGTGGGATAAAGGCAGTCAACTGGTGGGATGGTGATGGTGACTTTTTTGTCTTTGCCTGCTGGGATGTTGAATTCGATGTTGTCGAATCCGGGGATGTCGAATGCCATGATGGCTCCTTAGTTGTGGTTGATAGAGGGTGGGAGGGGCCGCGGGCGGTAACAGGGTTTTGCCCGCGGCCCTTTTTCAGTGTGGTTAGCGCCAGTTTTTCAGCACCTGCCAGTGGGCAGTGGTGAGTTTTGATGCTGGCGTGACTTGCAGCCATGGTTGGGAGCGTAGTGAGGTGATAGCCGTGTCTAGGTCGGTTGCGGGGATGGTGGTGCCGCCCGCACCCCACAGCCCGATGGAGGGGCGGATCTTACCTGGCCATTGTGCGGTGAGTGCTTCCACCAGGGGCGCGGCTTTTCCAGCCTGCCCAGCGTCGAAGTAGACCCAGGGCTGAAGTAGATCGGCGTGCTGCAGTAGTTTGGTGTAGTCGTGTCCGCTGTCGGGCCGGCCAGCAACCGGGTTGGCCCAGTTGACTCGCACGTCGAAAACCAGTTGGTTGGTGCCGATGGCGCGTTTGATGCGGCCTGCGACTTCGGCCATTTTATCGCCGAACCACGCTAGCTCCTTGGGGCCTTCGTGGGGGGTGTCGTCGCCGCGGCGGGTCCAATCCGCCTCGCCGGTGTCTTGTTTGAACAGCTCCAGGTCTTTGGCCGAAAATGACCCGGAGTCCCAGTGGATTTCGGTGAGGATGATGCCTTTGATGCGGTTGCCGTAGCGGGCCGCGAGGTGCCGTGCGGCGGCCTCTAGCATGTCACCGATGTGTCCTTTGGTGAGGGCGTAGGCGCTGCCCAAATCGTTTCGAACGGTGCCGTCTCTGGATACTGCCCGTAGTTCTTGGTATTCGGGTTTTGCCAGGGTGGTGGTGGCCATAGCATCCAGGGTGAGGTAGATGCTTGTGATGCCAGCTGCGTGGGCGGCGTCGATGATCCCTGCGATGGGGTCGCCTTCGGCTGCTGATAGGGATGATGTGAGCCCACTGTCTGAGGGCACGTCGGGGGAGAGTAGCCATTCGGGTCGGCCTACTGCGAGGTCGATGGTGTTGCCGCCTGCTGCCGCGACTTTTTGGAGGGTTTCTTCCCAGTTGTGGGTTTTCGATGAGGTGTCTTCCCACCCGAATGACACGGCTCGTAGGCGGGTGTCCGGTTTCGGGGGCGGCGGTACAGCCCCGCCGCCGTTGTTGTTCCCTCCGCCGCCCGGAGTTACCGGGGAGGGGTTTAGGGGTTTACAGTGATGGTGGTGCCCGCGCCACCGGTGAGTTTGGACCCGTCGGCGGTGAGAGCCCCGGTGATGTCCTTGATGGTGTAGGGCCCGCCGGCATTACCGGTGACAGTGGCGGTGGTGGCGCCTGCGAGTTTACGTAGCTCGGCCTGCACGGTTTCGGCGGTGGCGTTAAACGCCAGTTCGGCGGTGGCGTGGCCATCGACGGAAAGGGTGAAGGTGCCGCCTGTAACACCGCTGGGGAGGGTCACGGTCTTGTCTTGGGCGTCGGGGTCTGGGGTGTTGGGGCCAACCATGCCGTCGTCCCGGAGTTCGAATACATTGGCGTATTTGTATTCCTGGGGGCCCTTGAAAGCAGTGATCGTGATGTTGTATTTCGTGGATGCAGAGTGGGTTTCAGCGGTTTTTTCCACGGTGCTGATCCGGCCATTAGGCACGACCAGGGTTTTAGCTTTTTCACCTGAGACGGCTTTAACGATATGGCTTTTTAGTGGTAGCCGTTCAGCGGTGTGATAGATGGTGCGCTGCCGGCCGTGCTTGTCGGTGGCTGCTTTTTCGATGACGTTTGCGTCACCGAAGCAGGACTTCAACACGTGTTCGTTGTCGTCTTCTAGCAGGGTGATGGTGACGGTTTCAGTGTATGAGGTTTGCAGATCCACCCAGTCATCCCCGCCGAACATTTTTTCAGTGCTGGTTTCCCGGGTAGGGGTGTTATTGAAACCGTCTTCGCCCACAGCACCGTGATCCACGAATGCTGGATTAAGGGCTTCGGTGGCGGTCTTCGGCAACGGAGTACCGATCGGGGCGTTGAAATAGACGCCACCGTCGATGGGCGGGGCGGCAACGAAAGCATTTTGAATATTGATAGCCATGATGGTTCTCCAATCAGGAAAGTTAGAAAGGGAGTTGCGGCAGGACGGTGTCCCCTGCTGCCGCACCAGGGGCCGGCTAGTGGGCTAGGAGCCGCACGCCACCGGTGAATTGGAAGCGATAGAGCTTCGGGTCGGGGTCGTCGTACCTGGTGAGGGTATCTATGGTGGTGGATTGGATTTTGGCGGACCTCATCCGCACCCATGCTTCGTAGACTGTTTCGGCCAGGGCTTCAGCGTCTAGCTCGGTGTGGGCGTAGCACTCCACCAAAAACCGGGGGTTGCGGAGTGCCCAGTCCTCCATGCCGCCGCCGATGCGGGAAACGATGATGAAGGCCTGCGGCTTCGGGGTAGAAGGCATGCGGCTGGATACTGGCACCCCTACCCGGCGCACCAGCTCAGCAATCACTGTGGTGGTGGCGGTGGTGGTCACATGGGCCTCCTTCCAAGGGGCTGGTTAGCCTAGGGCTCGGGTGAGGACGTTGTCTCTGGCTTCTCGGCGTTTGGCGGACCAGGTGTCGGCGTAGATGATGCAGCGGTGGCGGGTTTTGCCCATCTGGTAGGAGGAGACAAACCCGTCGCCTGCGGCAGCTGCTACCTGTTCGGCGTGGTCGACTACGATCCCTTGGGTCATGGGGCCTTTGAGCAGTGCTTTCAACGCGGCCTTGTTCGGCACATACTTTGCCATAGCCTGCTCACTTGCGCCGAGCGCGGTCTTGTTCAGCACGTATTTCGCTGTAATCCGCCCACCTGCAGCTCGCCCATCCGGTGGGCGAATAGGCTGCTCGTACTTGCCGCATACCCTCATCGGCGAAGCAGATAAGACTGCCGCCATCGAAGGATAAGCTTACGCATTCGACGTAATCCGCTAGGCCCTCAGCACCAAGGGTTACTTTTAGCCATTGTTTATTCGATTCCGGCAAGATTAATCACCTCCAATTCTGGGGCCCAGCCGAAGGGGCCGTGGTCATAGTTTTCGGGTTCGCCCACAACCTCTAGTCGTTCGCCGCCTGGGGTGAGGATAACGATGTCGGTTTCGATAAAGTCACCGGGGTGGGCGTACATTTTTATGGCGACTGTGCGGCGGGCATGGCCCGCTAGTTCGGGTTCTGCGGTGGTGGGTTTCGCCCAGCCCACCACATGGATGATGGTGCCCTGGAGCCCGTAGGTGGGGTTGCCGAGCTCATCAGTACCGGTTTTGAAGCGGCGGAGCCGGGTCACCGAGTACCGCTTGATCGTAGGGAGGCCTGGCATCGCACTCCTTTCGTTAGCTCATGGTGATGGAGTAGATGCCGCGGCGTTTCTTACGGAAGGGGGCCAACATGGTTTTATCCGATGCGGTGAGCCAGGGGGCACCACCACTACCACCATGGGTGAAATTAGCGCTTTGGCTAAACGGGCCCGCGGTAACCTGCATGGATTCCTGAAAGGCGGTTTCTTTGGGGGCTTCGATAACCCTGGCTACCATGCGGGATACCACGATTTTGATGGTTTCCGGCACTGGTTCGGGCACTGGTTTTTGCAGGTACCCCTCAACCAGGGCGGATGCTTCTTCCAGTAGCCCTAGGGCACGGTCTTCGTCGAAATCCACATGGGGGATCCTGGTTTTAACATCATCAAGACTTGCGAGCACGACTACTGCTCCGACGATTCGTCTTCGGGCTGGCGGGGGGTTTGTCCTCCCCACCGGCCCCGTCGTCACCTGATTCTTCAGGATCTTCAGGGTCCTCGGGATCTTCAGGTTCCGGTTCCAGCAAATCAGGGTGGATGGTTACGCCGTCGGGCACTTCCGCACCTGGGGCGAGCACATGGGCCTGGGTTTCATCGTGCGCAATGACGTAGCTTTCCAGGTCGCTGCGGATGGTTGCCATGGGTATTCTCCTTGTTCTTAGAGGACGGTCATGGCCGCGGTGTAGTTGGCGTCGCCGACGACGGGCATGCCGATAGCATTAGCCCGCACCCAGGTGGATTTAGGGTCGTCTTCTTGGTAGGCGCCAACCACGATGCCGGGGCGGTCTTCTTCGGCGATACCGTAGGCCGGGTCGACGGCTTCAAGAGTGGTGCCCCAGAACGTGCGGCCTAGGGGGGATTCCTCACCATCCACGGCGGGGAGCATGATGGCGATTTTTTCGTCAATCACCCGTTTTAGCACGCCGCCTTTGCGGATCTTCCGGTCGTATCGCAACAGGGGCGGCAGCTCGAAAGAGGCAAGCACGCTGTGGAGGAAGTCCACGGTCACCATGCTGGGGATGCCGTTCACGCCGCCAGCCATTTTGCGGATTTCTTCGCATCGGATCAGGCTGGTGATGACTTTGGGGGATACCAGCAGGTAGCCGGGGGCCTCACCGCTGAGGTTGGCATAAACCTCTGCTTGGGCCTGCAGGTCCTCGATCGGCGTTGCAGTGGCATACTGGTCCCACTTTGTGCCTACGGTGGTGGTGAGGCGGGGGTCGCGGCCGAAGTCCTGCTCCACGTTGAACTGGTTTTCGCTGATGAGGGCTTTACCGGTGGTGAGAATCTCACCACGGAGCATTTCCACCCGGTCAGCGACAGCTCGGGCTGCGGTGACTGTGGCTCGGCCGATCAGGTCTTTGCCGGATGCTGGGGCATTGATGCCGCGGGCCCGGAGCTGGTCGTATTCGCTGACGGGGATTTTCTGGCCCAAGGGCGGCAACTCCAGGGAGATTTTCTTACCGCCGGGCATGGCGCCGATGGGGGTTTCAGCGTCGTAGGCGCGGTACTCGGCTACTTCAACCAGGCCGTTGGTGGTTGCGGACAGGCTTACGGAGATGTCATCAACAACACGGTTGGGGAGAAATTGGGCGAGAATGTTTTTGGAGCGTTCTCGCTCGTCGAGGGTTTCGCGGGCCACGGTGGTGAGGGACTGCGGCTGCACAACTTCGGTCCATAGCATGATTAGTCACCTTCCTTCGGGGTGAGAATGAACAGGGGGGCAGGGGTAGTGAGGGTGGTGATGTCGAACACGCCTTCGGGGAGGTATTTCACCCGGATGCGGCCGTGGTCGAGCATGGGGGCCACGATATCCACGTCTTTCTGCTTGGCGGACTGGGAGGTGAGTAGGAACCCGGCTAGGGTGTCACCTGCCGCGGTCACTGGCTCGTATTTACCGCCAGCCCCACGCTTCAGCGGGATACCGGAAGGCAAAATATTGTCCTTCACAACGGCGGAAATTTTCTTCCCGTCAATGGTGACGGTTTGGGCGTTAGTCACGCCGTGGCGGCTGCCTAGCCACTTGCGGTTATCGACCCCCAGGGGTTCACGGATTGGGTTGAGCTGCATGATGAATCACATCCTTTATTTTTCGGTTTTGGTTTTGCCCATGAGGCGGCGCGCCCAGCTGCGGTCGTTTTCTTTCGAGGAGCCGGCTTTGCCCTTGCCCTGGAGAGGCGAGGTGGCGGGGCGACTTTTCGACGCCCCAGCCCCGGCGCGTTCCGCCAGGAGTTGCGCTTGGGCGCGCATGGCTTCGGTATCGCCGTGGAGGAAGGTTTCGGCTTCTTGCCGGCTGAGGCCGAATTCCAGGGCGAGCTCTAGGCGGGCGGCAGCGGCTTCGGCTGCCTGTTGGCGTTTGGTTGCCTCAGCAAGGGCTTCCTCGGCCTGCTTGGTTTTCCCTGTTTCGGCATCAAGCTGGGCCTGCAAGGTGTCGGCGGTTTTTTTGTTTTCCTTAGCCCGGGTTTCCCAAGTGCGAGCATGTTTTTTCCACACGGCTGAGTCATCTGCCGGCCCCGGCTCGGGGTCGGGGTCACCCTCATCATCATTGCCGCTGCTGTTGTCGCCGGGGGTTTCACTTTCGCGGTCTGAGGCTTGCGGGGTTGCGGTATCCGCCTGGGTAGTATCAGTCGTGCCGCCACCGGCAGGAATGTCGGGGGCGATGGTTCGCACCCAAGGGGGCATGGGTAATGCTTTGGTTGGCATGCGTGATTAGTCCTTTCCTGTGATGCATATGATTAACCCCCACCAGGCTGGTGGGGGTTACTTGGTAGGTAGGCTGGGGGCTATATTGCGTGATCCTGTATGCCACCAGCGGTCTCAAAGGGTCAGATTTCAAATCGCACCCCTCCGATGTGCTTTGAGCATGAGAAAACCCGCGTTCTTCTTACAAGGCCGCGGGTTTTAGGTTGGGCTAGCCCAAACTACGCAAGAAGAAATTCCTCATCTTCATCGAATTCAACAGGGAGCCTGGTACCATATTGACGGCGCAAATAAGTACAAAAATCGGGTTCTACTGCTTCAATGCCATCCCAGTTAAGCTCCATGCCCCAATTTGTTTCTTCGCAAAGGAGCATGAAAATGCTCCGCAATAAAGCTAATGCCTCAGGATTGCGTGATTGCATAACATCAATCTCGACAATCCCGAAGTCCTCAGCACGCCCAGGATCATTTGCCATAACTCGAACGGTCCTCACAGCCTCTATCGCGGAAAAATTCGCAGCAATAAGCTGGTTAGCACGAGCTACAATTTCGTCCTGTGATTCATCGGCCCGCTGAATAAAAATAGCAGCAACGTAAGACATTTTATTTCCTTTCCCACAATAGAGTTCCATTCACGGTTATTACCACTATTCTATCAAGGTCGGCCCCATTATCTCGAACAGCATTTTTCATGCTATTAATAATGTCGGCTTCAGCGTCACCCAATGATCTCGCATCATACAAAAGCGTGCCTGCTTGATATCTAGCATGCCTAGCCCGGTTTTTTATCCCGCTTTTTGATGTTATGGTCTTTAATTCCACGGCTTCGCCATCAACGATAGAATCTGGTGTGTTTTGAACGCCTGTTTCTTCTGCATAAATTGCACCACGACGATCCGGCAACTTGTCTAGCTCTTTGAGCTTGATAACTTCTTTAGCCCCATTAGCATATAGCCAATCCCGAATTTTCGCTTCCTCAGGCGGCCATGGAGCATCATCATTTAGCCCCAAAGATAACGCTTCATCGACACGAATTCGGCGTTTAACTTTGGGGGCATGATAAATCCTTTCAGTGATCCGCTGAGCATCTGGTGGTACCCAGTCGGGTGTTTGGTTTCGGTGGCGTTCTATGGCTTCGGCGAAAGCCTCTTGGTCGTTGCCTGGGTATCTGCCGGATTTTATATAGATTTGTTCTAGTTCTTGGTTGATTTTCGGCAGGTCGGCGGGGGTTTGCACCTCGATGCCGAGGCATTTGCAGTTGTCGTGGTATTTTTTACCGGCTTCGGTGAGCAGCACCGTATCGCGGCTGTAGACTGCGCCGCGGCTGGCGAGCAGGAGGCAGAAAGTACAGGCGTGGGGTTCCGGCACTCTGGCATAGCGGGTGCCGGCTTTTCGGGTGGCTTGGTATACGGTTTCGCGGGCTGGTTGCTGTACGAGCCGGTTGGTGATACCAGCTAGTTTCCGTAGCACTAGCTGCCGGTCTAGATCGCCGGTAGCGGTGCGGGAGGTGTTTAGTGCCCAGGCGTAGGAGCCAAGGATTTGCTCAAACCCCGCAGGGTCGGCCACGTCGGGGTATTCCAGGCCTTTCAGGTTATCATCGAGGCTGCGGGAGCGGAATAAATAATCGGCGGCGGCGTAGGCGGCCTGTTCCCCGTAAGCTGCGATAATCGCCTGGAATGGTTCTTCCATAAGCAGTTTGGCGTCGGCGAAGCCGAGGGTTTCGGTTTGTTTCCACCAGGACACCAAATCCCGTATGGCGAGGGTCCGCAGGCTATCCATGGCCTGCTGGTAGTCGGCTTCGGCATCTAGGTCTCGCGCCATATGCTAGCACCTCCCTCCCATGGTGTTGTTTAGGTTTTCTCCCGCAGTGATACGGGGGTTGCCCCGGTGAATCGGATTCCGGGCAGGCCGGCCAGGTCGGCGGCTACTGTGGGTTCGACACCTGCGCGGGGATCATGACGCCGAGGGCGTCGGCGCGCTGTTTGAGATCATCCGCCCCCCCCCGCGAAGCGGTTGTGTTTTCCTGCGGGGTATTTTCAACAGAGGCTGTTTCGGTGGGGGTTTCTTCGGGTTCTCGGTTTGCCCTGGCCAGGTCGAGCACGGTGGCGTCACCGATAGTGGTAGCGCCGCCGGCAAGTGCTGTGGCCCGTTGGGTGGCGGATTGTTCGGCGAGTTCTTTCCGCATGATTTCCTGCTCGGTTGGGCTGAAACCAACCCTGCCCCACACCACGGAGGAGTGCTTCGGGGTGATTTCAGCCGCAACGGCTTTGGTCATGGCGTCCATAGTTGCCGAGAGCGTGGGGGTGGCGGCCGCCAGCCATTTCGCTTCGAGAGAGGCGATAAACTCCCATTCGGGCGGCCTGCCGTCGAGGATGGCTTTGCACACGTAGGCGAGGTCGCGGCACAGTGGCCGGCCGAACGCCAATTGTCGGAGTTCGGTGCGGCGCACCAGGCGGGATTCGGTGGCCCTAATGCTGTCGGCGCTGGGCGGGTTATCGGAGGCAAAACCCAGATACGACACGGGCACCCCTGATTGTGCCGACACTAACTGCGCCATCATCTTGAGCTCTTCAATATAGGGCGTAGGCGGGGATGCTTGAAACTGGCCCGCGGTGATGTTCGGCAACCCATCATCAGGATCACCCGGCGGCACCACCAAAGCCTTACTCATGGCCACTTTCCACCCCATTTGGATGAGGTCGCTTTCCGTCGCGTCCTCATCTAGGCCTAGCTGGTCGAATGTGGCATTCAACAAATAGCGCTGCGGGGTGGTGTAATACTCACGGTTGAACTCCATGCCCAACACCGTTCTCACACCATGGTCGGTGTAGTATTCGATGGCCGTGGTGATTTCCGAGGCGCCTGCATCTTTCCCGGCGCGGGACCGGTTCGGGATACGGATCAGGCCACACCTGCCCCAGCCGTGTTTGACGCACATGGTTTCTTTTTCCGCCTCGTGAGGGTCGGTAATGATAGAGATCACCCGGTCCGGCAAATGTAGGGTTTGGTATTTTTCGCCGTTTTCCCCGGTTTTTTCGATATAGCCTGCTGCCATGCGGTTAAGCCGATCATCCCACGTGTAGGTGGCTTCGCCTGCGGTAACCGCATCAATAATGATGGCGGGTTCACCATCGCCGCCCGCGGATACTTCGAGGAAACCCATACCAGTAACAAGGGATTCCAGGGTGGCTTTAGCAAACTCGGAGGCCAAGTCATTTTCGGCGAACACCTGGTCTAGTTCGCTGATGTCGGCCTTTGGGGAGATCCACCCTTGCCACTCCAGCCGCTCCGCTAGGGAATCAACCACAATCTCGGGCCAGCCGACCACGGCTTTGATGCTGCCAGCAACCGCGGGCAGGGCGATATTCAAATCCTTGAGGGCGTTTTTGCCCTCATAGTAAGCCCACTTAGCCTTATTCTTCCGGGCATGTTCTTGCAGCCGCCCCGACAACTTGGCAATAAGGTTATGCTCGTCGTCTGCGAGCTCGTAGTCGCGGATTAGTTCGAGGGTCATCCGATCATCACTCTCCTTCGCTTCTTAGGGCCGGCCTTGCGGCGGGCACGGACCCTGCCGGAGTTCAGGGCCTCACGCCGGCCGACGTTGGCAGCCACCATGGCCACGCACAAATCCACAAGCTGGTGGCTGTCACGGCTGGTTTTACCAATCGCCAACCCAAACTTGTTCCACCTGATTTTCGTGTTGTTCACATGCGCTGTGAGCGCCGGGTCACCATCATGCCGGAATGGCCCATCCAAACCGTCTTTGTCGATAAGGTCCTGGATGATCTCCACCTCCTGGGAGAAGCGCCTATTCCGGTCGGCGGCGCCAGGCTCGGAGAGTCGCATGTCCCAGAGGACGGAGTGGGTTTTTGTTGCCCAGCAGCGGAGTTTTCGGCGGAAATCACGGTGCCATGCGTCGATCAGGGGCCGCCAGTAGGAGGCCTCGGTGGTGTCATCTTTGGCAGGTGACGGGTCGACACCGAACCACACAACCTTGTACATCTCCATGATCTCTCGCACCCTGGCGTCCACCTGGTCGCGGTCGACAAGGTAGCCTTCGCCCCGCGGTCCCCGGGGCCTTGACCACACGCCCAACGTTTGGTTGTACCCGTCTGAGATTCGGCAGCCCATGAGGGCTGTGGCGTCTTCTGATTTGGAGCAGTCGAGGAACATGGCGATCTGATCCCCCGGCTCAAACTGGCGGGTGGGGTCGGCGAGTGCCGCCCACGCCTTGGCAGACACGTAGGAGTCTTCGGCATCCCCTAAGCCGTTCATGTAGAAGCGGATGGCGTCACCGGCCGAAAGCTCGGGGTCGACTACTTCGTCGGAGAGGCGTTCGAGGTCGGCCCAGGGGGCGTCGGAGTAGGCCTGTTGGAGCGCCAGCATGCGTTGCTTGGGGTCGTAGATATCTAGCTTGGGGTCAAATTCAATAGAGTCATAGAGGATGTCTTTCTTGAGCTGCGGATATTTACCGGATTGTTGTTTCTGCCATGCTTCGAAGGTTTTTTCTCCGATAGAGTCCTGGCCCCGCTGGTGGGCATTCGTGAAGTCCACCATTCGGGCCTGCACGCTTTTCTTTGATTTGCCGACGTTTCGCCGGGCAACTTTAGCGACCGCGTGGCCGCCGGAGCGCTGGGTCATATGATGGGTTTCATTGAGCACGATGAAAGTGGCTGGGTCGCCTTCGGAAGACCGCTCCGAGGCTGTAAGTACTTCGATGCGGGCTGGGGAGGTTTTCACAAAGGTCGCAGTCCTCCCCTTGTCTAACCCGTAGTAGTTGGTGGCTTCAACGCCGAATTGGGAGTTGGCAACCCGAAGAACGTCTTTCGATTGCTCTTCGGAGTTGGAGGCTATCTGCACCAGGGGCATGGTGTGTTGTTCGCCTACGTAGCGGGTGCCGTCCCAATGCAGTTGGGAGGGGCCGAGTAGCTCGATGTTACACATGGCGGCGGCTAGGGGGTCCTTGCCGCTGCCTTTGCTGCCGCGTTTGCAGCCGCGCCGGTAGATGAATCGCCCCTGGTCGTTGAAGGCGTACCAGAGGATGAGGAAGCGGGCTTGCCCTGGTGTGAATCGCCAGGGTTCGCCGTCGTCGTTGAGGAGGCCGGGTTCGTCGGTGCGCCATTCGGCCCAGTCGATGACTGTGGGGCCTAGGGAGTGGGTGATGAGGTCGAGTTTTTCATCCATGGTGGTGGGCCATGGGAGGGTGCACCAGGCGCCTTTGTCGCCGAGGTAGTAGCCGGGTGGCATGGTGAGGTCAGAGATTAGCGAAGCGGTTATGGGCATCGATCACCACCCCATCATCTTCGGGCTTGGACTGTTCGGCATCGCCGATTTCCCATTGGAGGCGTTTCATGGCCATGGGTGAGAGCCCCAGCCGGTCTTCGATTTGGCGGAGCTCAGCCATAGCGGTGGCATTGACCACGCTGTTATCAAGCTCATCCTGAATGGCATTCCGCAGGACGAGGTAGCGGGCGACCAAATACTCGTCGTGGTTGCGTTCCCACATGACTGCCTGAGGGCGACGCCAGAGTTCCGCCCAACCACGTTGCACTCGGCCGGACAGCGGCCATCGGGGCGCTCGCCCCTTCCGCCCATCGGTGGGGAGCGTCACCCAGTCGGGTCGGGCATTGCGTCGGCGGGCATTCCTCTTCGGGGGTGGTCCGGGCACGGTCGGCACCCCCCTTCGTATTCTTAGGTTTTCCTAACCTTTCCTTTAGGTGGGCCTTGGGAACCCGTACAGGCTGGCAGGCCCTTTGCCCTCCGCGGCCCGAGGGCCACATCGGGGGGTATCCCCCCTACCCCCGGTCGGTATCAAACTTGATAATGTGGGGAATATCACAAAATGAGGGGGTGGGGGGTCGCTTCACTCTCGCTACCCGGGCGGCGCGCCCCGCCTGGGCTTCACGTTGCGTTTTGGCCTTGTGGCATGGAACACAAAGGGCTTGGAGATTGCTAAGATCATCGTATCCGGGGCCGCGGGTGTTGTCGATGTGGTCTACTTCGGCGGCTGGGCTGCCACATTGTTGGCATGTGTAGCCGTCGCGGGCAAGAATCTTCTTGCGGATATGAGTTTTCACGTGGGTAGGGGCGCCGTTTCGCCATGCTGCCATATGGATTCCCTCCCTGAAGGTCAGAAAGTAGGAGGAGTGGAGCGGCAATCCCCTGCCCCACGAGCTATCCGGGGTGAGGAGCCATCAAAACGCCCCGGGGCGACGCGAGCCCTAAACCCTCCACTGGTTTTTCTGCAGGCTGCGTCGTCGCGTCGATTATATCACCTGCTGTGACAGCAGGCAAAGGCATATTTTTCAGGCGGTCCAACACCTCACCAAGCCGATAGCATGCGATGCGATCAGCGCTTAAGCGAGTGTCAATGTGTCCACGCTCGGCCCACTTGCGTAGCAGCGCACGGCTAACCACATGCCCTTCGGCATGGGCAGCGTGGATGATAGTTCGCCACGTCAGCCACGGCTCACCGACGTCACACACCATGGGTTGCCCAGCGCGGAGGAATTCCTGGAGCCTGGATTCTTGGTGGCGGAGTTCGGCGTGGATGTCGGGGGCGAAGTCTAGACCTGCGATGAGTCCAGCATTGAAGTCCATGAAGCGCAGGAGTTGGTGAGCGTCGCAGGTGAGGATGCGTTCGGGTTGGATGTAGTCGGCGACGTCTCGGGCAACCTCGAAGAGCCTAAGGGTGAGGTCGATATCTAAGGTGGTGGCGGCACCGCCTGGTGTAGTGGGGTGGGCCCCGGGTTTCCTACTCCCCTGGGGGTTTGTTATACGGGTGGGGGTGGGGTACTTGGCGGCTTCCAGTTCTACCCAGAGGCCCTGTAGGCCACGTAGCGTGGCACGTAGTCCTGTCTCGGTGGTGGTAGTGGTGGCGCCCATGGTTTCCTCCCGTTCCCCAGCTGGTATGCGTGAGGCAATAGTAAAGCTGGGGCTTGGACACTAGTGGCATTCACCGCACCCTGGGAGGCGAAGGGCGGGGGGTGTGGTTACTTTGTGGGGCGTGAGGCGTGCCATCGTTTGATTTCGGCGGCGTCCCATAGGCGAGTGCGCTCTAGCTGGAACGCGGGTTGTGGGGCTTGGCCACGGGCAACATAGCTAGCAAAGGTTGCCTTAGCGACACCAATGTGCTGGGTGATAGCCGTGACGGTCCAGTATTCTATTCCGCCATCAGTGATGGTTATTCGGTGTGGGATATCTTTGGCGAGGGTGATGTCGATCATCGTGGAACCTTTCGTGGAGGATTAATGGAAGTTGGGGTTCGACTTGAAAACCCCACTAGCCGAAGCTGGTGGGGTTGCTGGTTAGCGGCGCCAGCGGCCGGTGCAGGTGATGTACCCGAGTATCACGGTGGTGATAGTAAGCATCACAGGCGTGACGATAGGCACGTTCTTGCTGCACAGGGTGGTTGCAACCGCTGCAATGTACGTGGCAACTGCTGCAACATACATGGGTCGAGCTTTCATGGTTTCCTCCTTCCTGGGGATTCACGTGGTAGGGTGGTGGGGTGTCCCCCGGGTGAGCTAAGTACGTTTTAGCTCACCCGGGGGTTACCGTTGGCGCTTACCGCGGCGGTAGCGTTTCCGCTTCCGGTGCTTGCCGCCTGGTGGCCTGGTGTGCAGGTACATCAGGGCGGAGATACCAGTGGTAATCGCCGTGAGAGCCAAGCTGATCTTTTCGATCATTTGGGTTCACCTCCCCTCCACTATTGAGTTTTCTGTAAACCGTTTGGCTTACACTCTCTATTATACAGCGTCACGCTGTACTTTTCAAGTGGGAGTATAGGTTTTTAAGGCAATGTAAATGTGTTCTTTACCACATTGATTCGCCGGGGGTTCGTTCAACCATGAGCATCAGCCGGCACGCACTCACCCACCATTTCGCCACAGCATCCGGGTCCTCTACCAGGCAACCACTTCCGCTGTAACTCATCAGGAGCACCTTGCGCTGCCTGTCGAGATCGAAAAACCAAAAGTCGCCTATCATGTCGCCCCAGACATTCTGCGGGATAAGATTCAGTCGCACCCCGTAGAGAGAACTGATATCCGAGTTCCCACATGTCAGAGGATCCTCATATTCGCTCGAATGCTGGATCAGATAAAGTGATTCGCCAGATAAGAATGTTGGTAATTCTTCCTCCAGGGCAAGTGCTAAATCTGCTGCTTTTGCGTAGCGGACGCAATCAATTGTTAGGTCTAATACTGCGACTCCCCGCCATGATGGAGTAATTCTCTCTAGCAGTAAAACGGGAGTGCCAGAAGATATTTCAATGCATGGCTGCCCCACCAAACACCCCCTAAACTCGATCGGTACTGCACCAAGAGCCAACCCACGGTACGGCTCTAACTCTGCAGGCATGGGCGGGTAAAGATCATACAAGCTCATGGTGGCTCCTTGGTATCACCTAGTTGGTTCTATTTTATGGCGGGAATTATTTTTCTTGGTCTGCGTAGAGCGGGTAATTGGCTAGCGTGTCATTGCCGCTGCGGCGCTCTTGCTTCCATTGGCTTATAGAAAACCGTAAAAGACGTGGCGTTGTTTTTACCGTGGCGGGTGCCATACAGGGGCGGGTATGGGGCTAGCTCCAGTACCTCCCGTAGCGGGATGTGGATTTGACTCCATTTGAGAGTGAGCGTGCCACCCGGGGCAAGCACCCGGAAACACTCAACGAAGCACTGGCGCAGGTCTTCCCGCCACGTGGTCATGAGAACCCCATACTTCTGGCACATCCACCCAGTCTCCCCGGCGCGCTGGAGGTGGGGTGGGTCTAGGTTGATGAGGTGGAATGTGTTGTCGCGGAAGGGTAGGGCGCGGTAGTCGCACTGGATGTTTGGGCTGATGATGATTTGGCGGCCGTCTGATAGTTGGTGGTGGGTTGCTCGCTGGTCGGCGTAGATCACGCCGGGGTGGTGTTTGTTGTGCCACATGAGTCGGGCGCCGCAGGTGACGTCGAGGATCATTTAATGAGCTTCCCTTCTCTGGTGTAGCCGGCACGCTGACGCCAGGCTTGCTTGGCGGGGGTGTCATCGTAGTCGGGGTCGGTCGCCCATTCTTGGTAGTCCTCGAAGGTGATGCCTTCGTCAGATATGCACCGCCATTCACCCACGTAGTTCCATACTTCAGGGAAGTCCATGTCGCAAGCTAAGCAGCTTTTCAGTTCATAAAGGCCATCGCAGTTTACATATTTTTCCCAGTAGTATTCCTCACCGGGGTTGATTGTTGCCCCGCACGCATAGCACTCGTGTGGTTTCCTAGCGCGCCGGGTTTTTTCGTCTAACAGCGTACACATTATTGTTTTTCCTTATAGATTCGTAGGAACACGCCGGTGATAGCTGGCCCGTTGCTGTCGGCTTCGGCGTAGCGTTTACGGGCGTGCCATGTGGTGATTCGGGAGTCGTTTTTAAGCACACCGGCCCCTTCTAGGGCGTCCCCTAGCGCCCGGCATAGTTTGTCGAGGTCGTATAAGGATTTGGACGTGGGGAGCATGCTGCGGACGCTTTTAGGGCGGGGTAGGCAGAAAACCGCTTGCACCAGTACCGCTTCGTCGATGGGTTCTTTCAGTTGGCGGCTGCGGTAGGTGGCGAGTTGGAGCTGTGCGGATTGCCGCCACACCCGAGTGCCGGGGTTGTCTTCGATGACACGCCCGCCACCCACGTAGCGCTTGGATCCTTGGGGTTTGGGGTCACCAGCGATGTGGGCGATGAATACCGGCTCGGGCTGGGCACCCAAATACTGGCCAAACAGACTTTCGATTTCGGTGTCGGTGGCGTCCGGTAAAAGCCGCTCCCGAATGGCGTCGAAGAACGGATCATGGCTCACGATGCAACCCCCACTGCTACGAGTTCACCTGAGCGCTCTTCTGCCGGGTTTGGGGTATCGGTGTAGGCGCCCCGGGTTTCGGGCTTCTGGGGGGCTTCTGGGGCGGTTTCTTGGGCAGTTTGGCGCCCCAGGATGCTGTCCAGCTTCTCGCGTAAGTGCGCGGGCATACCCCGGCCGGTAGGGCGGGGCTGGGTCCCTGCTTTCGGTTTCGGCAGCTCGCCAGTGTGGTCACAGTGCGCCACCACCGTTTTGCCCGCGGCGCTCTTGATTTCCACGAAGCCTCGTTCATCGCACAAGGGGCAGGCGTGGATAGCTGCTAGATGTGCCTGTTTTTCTGCGTCAGCGCGCTGCTCGAACCACTGCCGGGACCGCATGCAGTTACGGCACGGCGGCACCTCTTCCCGCGGCAGGTAGGCGTGTTTCCGGCACCGCGGATCGTCAGGGCTCGACCATTCCGCAGGGGTGCCGATCACCTGGTACGCCCGGACGGCAGCAACCACAGCCTGATCCTTCGCGGTTACGGTTTTCTCACTGGTGGGGTTAAGACAGGCAGGCACCCGGCTATCAGCACAATCCGTGTCGGACGCCTGGGCGGTCTGGTGATCGGCGAGGTCAGGCAGACCAGCCCACGGATCCTCAGCGACCGGGGCAGGCACGGGCTGGGGATCAACCACCACCGGCCGCGGGGCACCCACCGGCGTCGGCTCTTGAGACTCCGGGGCGGCAGAGTGGCCGACTGCGGCAGCAGGCGCCACCCCATCGGGAACCAACCCAATTTCAATTTGAGAAGAGGGAGAGGGGACGTCGGGCACGGGACAAAGCGCAACAGGGGCCACTACCGAACCACGGGCTTTTCTTTCCCCTTTCTTTTTATAGTTCTCTTTCTCATTCTCTTTCTCGGCAGGTTTTGCTAGCGGCTTGCTAGCTTTTGCTACCTTTTTGCTAGAAACACCCTTTTGAGCTGCGGCTTTAGCAAGCCCACCTTTACGGCCAGCTGCGCGCCGGGCTTCACGCACCGCCTCGATATCGGCGGTGGTTTGCTGATGCTCCGCGTAGTCGTGGATGAAATAGTCGTTTTCGCCCTCGGCTAGTAGGGGGCGTTCGGGGTCGCTGTCTAGGAGCTCCTCGATAACTTCTGGCGTCCACATAGCAAGCGCTAGCCGCTTCCTGATTCGCCCATCAGTGTGATGCCAGGCCGACCAAGCAATCATCTCGATAAAAGCCAGCTTGGCGCCCGGCGATAACGGAAACACCTTTGGGTTACCGAAAAAATCGAGAGTGATACGGATAAACAACCGATCATCCTTGGGGGCGGTGGCGGTTTTCGTTGCCATGATGGGTCTCCTTTAGGTGGTGGCAGCTGCTAGCTTTTGCTAGCAACGGTGATAAATGTTCTATTTGTGATTTTTTTGTGGGAATATGGGAAATTTCAAGCACGATATGTGTTTAAACATGTATAGGGCAAATATTAAGTAATGCCGCCCCTTATGTCAACACACATTGTGCTCATGATAGGGTTAAAGGGTGGATAAAAGTAGCATTTTTGGTCAGAATCTCATCTACTACCGGAAGAGGGTCGGATGGTCATTAGCAGAGCTAGGCCGTCAGCTAGAAGGAGCCGGCCATACAATGCACATGACCAATCTCCGGCGTATCGAATCCGGGGAGCGTATACCGCGAATCTGGGAAGCTACCGCCCTAGCCGAAGTGCTAGGCGTTCCAGTGGAAGCTTTCACCATCGACCCCAGCGCTAGCGAAAGCCTGGCAGGAGTTACGGATAAACTATCGGAACTTACCGACACCACCGAGAAGTTCATAGCAGCCGCCAACGAAGCCCTAAACGCCAGCGAAGCACTAAGCCGGGCGATTACCGAAGCCGAGCGCGCCGGGGTGCCACCGAAGCTACTTTTAGAGGCACGAGAGCAACTTCGGGAGTGCGGCGGAATCATGGCGGATAACCGACTAGCAATCCAATAATTGGAAAGTTTGTTCTACTTATTTCCGGTCGGGGTAATCGACGTGTGCTAGTACCGTGAGGATACCTGCGGCTAGCCGGTAGAGCTGATCCCGGGTGATGTGGTGGGCGTCTCGCTTAGTTTCCGTCCTCAGGATGATGTGGTCAGGGCCGCAGTGGTCAACCATCACGAATCCTTGTAGTGCGCCATTTTGCAGCACTAAGAGCCCGTCCCTGTAGCCTTCGTCGTCGATCCTGCCGTATCCTACGCTGTCTGTTGGCTGGTAGGTTGGGCTGTCGGTCAGAGCCTCGATTGTATCAATGATCGTGTTGATGTCTTGGCGGTCCAGAGGCTCTGCGGGGGCGTATTTTTTGAGCCGGCCGATGGCCTCCAGCATCGGCGCTAGGCTATTTGCCGGGGCGTTCATTTTTGTTCCGTTCTCTGGTTTTAAGGTTTTCCGCCTGTAGGAGGATGACTAGCGCCATTCGGGCTAGCTGGTAGAGGTTTTTCTGCGTGATCTTGCAGGCGTCGTACTTACAGTCATCACTAATGGTGATGGTGATATCGTCGGCTCCTTGATGGCTGATCTCGATAATGTATTTTGATCCTTCTCCGATCCCTGGCAGGTCGGGGAGGAATTCCACCAGCACCCCATAGTCGTCGGGTTTATCTCGGAATTCAGGCTGGTTTAGCATCTCCCGGTAGTCGGTGTCGTCTAGCAGGAGATCTATCCAGCTGGACACCACCCGTAGGTGTTTTTCATCCTCCTCATCCAGGAGGGTTGTTTCCTCCCAGAGATACTTCAGGCTGTCTAGCATTTGCTGGATTGAGGGGTGATCCGTCATTTCGTTCCTTCTTCTTTGTCCCATTGCCAGTGGAATCCGGTGTCGTAGTCGTGGTGGCCGCCGCGGTGCCCGCTGCGCCTGGCGCAAATGTGTATTTGCTGGTGTGGGTGATAGCCGGTGGCTTCCAGCGCGCAGCAGCGGTTAGCCGCCTGGAGACGTTCGCGTTTCATTTCGAGCCGGAGTTTGTTTTTCTCATTTTCGTAGAGGGCATCACGGATTTCCGGGTGCTTTATCATAGGTGCCGCCTATTTTTCACCGTGTAGGGCTTGGTTGCCGGCCGGGGTGATAGTGCCGTCCTCGGTGACGTACCCGAGGGCTTCCATGGCCCGTACCCCAGCCCGCCCGGTCTTTTTGCCTGCAGCGTGCCTGCGGAGGGATCGTAGCGCTAGGCGGGATTCGTAAGTGGGGGTATTCGTGGTCATTCCTATGCTCCTTGTTTCGTCACTGTGACGCCTGTGTCATTGATATCGAACCGCCCATCAAGGAAACGGCTAATGAAATACTGCTGGCCTTTACCCGTGACCTTCGGGGTTTTGTTGACCGTGATGTGCCCATCAGCGTGGGTGATAACGGTTTCTTTGATCTCGAAGAGACCTAATTCCATGGCTTTCTGCGTAGGGCTGTTCCAATCAGCGCCACGGCGGGAGGTAAGGAACCCATGGGCCCGTAGCCAGGTAAAGAGCCGGTTAGCACCAATATCAATACAGTTGCCTTTGAGGATCTTCGCCAGGTCACCCACCAGGATCGAGGTGGTTGATGCGCTCACAGCATCAGCAAAAATCACCTTGGGCGCAGCCTCTTCCACCCGGGTCTCCAACGCCAAACGCTAGGCCCGCTCCTCCTTCAACTGTGTGGCTAGGCGGATAATGAAATCCGGGTCAGACAGTGCTTGGGCTGTCGCCTCCGGGATGAGATAACCACCATGCAACCGAATCGCTGGCAGCACCTCTTCCGTCACCCAGTCCTGGAACCTCTCGGCCAAGGCGGCATGAGATTTTAGAATTGCCAGATACAAGCCGGGTTCACTAATGACAGCGAATTTTTGGCTACCACCAAGGGTATCGAGAATCTCGATACCCTTTTGATGGTCACGCACGAACCTCGTAACCTCACCAGTGGTTCGATACCCCAAGGCTTTCGCTACATCGGCAGCAACCCACCATGGGGCACCGCAGCGGGTGACGACTCGCACTTGCGTACCATTAAACGAGAACGGTGTGATTTTGTTATCCATACTATATGGGTTCCTTACTTTGCTTTGTTGTTGGCGGGGGCAGCCGGGGTTCAACTCAAAAACCCCCTGATATGCTTGGTACCGGGTTATCCTGCCCGCGTCACGGGCTGGGGTTCAACTTCGAAAACCCCTGATATGCTTGCGGCTTCGATACGCCGAAGTACAGTCATGCTGGGGTTCAACTCGCAAAACTCCCGATATGCTTGCCACGGGCCCAAATGCAAGGCCCAAGCAAGCAATATCGGGGGATTTTGCTTTAAAAAACGCAGGCTGGCTAGGTGTTTTCCCGGGTTTTCGTTTTACGCCGCCGGCGTTTTTTCGGCGTATAATAGCGGCCGGCCACTACCCCGTCAACGGGCATTCGTTGGTCTTCCATGCGCTCCAGGTAGCGGCCGCATGCCTCTAGTAGCGGGCATTGGCGGCAAAGATACTTTGCCTGTTCATGGCGGGCCAGCATCATTTCTTCCTTCTCCATGTACAGTCGTCCATCCCAAAACGGGAGGAGTACCTGATGGCACGGGGCAGTAAGAATACCGTCGGGAGTGAGCGGCCGCTGTTGCCGGCTGGTGGTTTTAGCGGTTGTGGTCATCTCGGAGACGCTTTACCACCCGATCATTTGGTTTTTTATCACCACCATCAGCACCAGCGGCACCAGTGATTTTTTTCAGGCAAACCCCTACCTGGCTGTCTCCGTCCAGGTATTCCATCACCGTGGTCATGAACATCACGGTCACCCTGCGGCAGTCGCGGGCAGCCATGTGGGCGCCGATTGAAACGCCCAGGGCGGTGAGAGAGATAGCGATTGCCACTATCGAGATGACGAGTACGGGATTCATTATGACTCCTTTTCGGTTTGGTTGTTTCGGATATGGGCTGCCGCATGAATTGCGTAGAGGAACGGGTGATCCAGCGACCTGGTTTCTGCATCAAGCTGGCCGAAGGGCACTAAATCGCTATGGTTTGGGTTGGTGGTGGTGCGCCACGCAGCCCACGCATCGTGGACGTCTTCCAGCGTCGTGTAGATGCCTTTAGCACGCATCAGCACCGCGTAGATCAGGAAAAGCGGCGCCGCCTCGGCTGTCGCTTCGAACCCTTCCGGCAGGTTCTCCACGATCAGGGCAGCATCCTCTTCCAAGTAGTTGAGCTTCGTCATTGGCTACTCCTTAACTTCTGTTTTTGGGGTGCCCCGTGGCTGAGGAAGACCACGGGGCACCGGGTTCCCGCCCGGCTAGTTAGGCGGGTAGCGCTTATGGCGGGGGTCGAACCCGCGTAAAACCAACCAATATCTTGACCAAACACGAAACCAACAAGCAGTCTGGTTTTACCTCACCGGAGCATGAGCCTGACAGGAGCCCGTTTTAGGCCCCTGGTTAGATGCCCTCCCCGCACGAGGAAAGGGCAATTGGGTGTTTCCACTATCGAGTTCGCTATACAACACGCCCCACGCTGGGGCCTAGCACCCTCCGGGGGGAATCGAACCCCCACACCCTTTGGGGCGGCCTACCAGGCCAGGGCTATCCTTATTTATCCAGCTAGCTGGTCTGAGCGCCGCGGGCCAGCGAGGCATTCGCCCACATCATCGCCTCCTCCAGCCGCTCTAAGGCCAGGTTTTTCTCCCTGCTGTCATCAAGCATTGCCTCTAGATTCCTGGCGAAATTCTTAAACTGTCGGCCCACAGCGATCCGCAGCGCCCGGGTTTCATCATCCAAAACCCGATAGTCAAACCTGCGGTCTAGCTCTTCATATGGGTCGTAGTACGGGTCAGCGCTATACGGGGTAGCAGACATTCTTTGTTTCCTTTCTGATTAGAGGTTTTAGGAGCGCTCACGCATGAAACCGCGAGCTTGCTGGAGTGCGATTTCGACTGCCTCGTCCATTTCGCGCCTGGGCATTAGGCACCTCCCTCAGCAGCGGCCCGGCAGTCATCACTCACCCGGGCAAGATAACTATCTAAATGGTCACGCTCGATCAGGTACGGGGACCGCGGCCGGGCGGTTTTCCGGCTATAGGGGATCTCCCCACTCAACAGCAGCACCCGCAACGTTTGACGGTGGATCTTCGTATATGCAGCGGCCTCCGGCAGTGTCAACCACTCCCCCTCCCGGCGCGGCCGGCGGCGTTTAGATGCGGGGGTTTTACAGCGGCTCATGCTCACTGCGCTTTCTCTGCTAGTGGTGCGACGGGGTAGTTTTTCTCCCCACGTAGGCCTTGTTGGAGCCGGTCTAGCACATCATCAATGTTTTTTTGGTAGGCTTCTAGGGTTTTCCGGGTAGCTTTATTGCGGTAAACACCTAGGGTGGCCAGCCACATGGTCAGTGTGCGGCGGTCGATCACGTACATGGTTTGTTCCCTACCGCGTTCGGTCACCAGGGGGATCCGTTCGATTTTCGCCCAGCATGTGAGTTTTAGCCGGTCTTGCTGTGTGGGCTGGTGGATGCCCAGGCTGTTGCACACTGACGACAGTGTGACCCAGATTCGCCCATCAATCAGGGTTGCATCTATCGTGTTCGGGGTGCCGGGCACTTTCACTTTGAATAAATAATGCATTCGTGTTACACTTTCTCTATCGTTTCTTGTTCCGCCCCGCTGTGAAGCGGGGTTTTTGCTTTTTACTGGGCTTTACGACGGGGCGCTGGCACTTATACTTGGAGCGTGGATATCCCCTTGGTTTCCCTTATCACGGCTACTGCTATCAGCGTGGTCAGCCTGGGTGTCGCTGTAGCGAGCCATTACGATGCGAAGCGCGCTAACCGTCTTGCTGAAATTGCTAACGAAACCGCTAGAGAAAGCTTGGACGCTGCCGAAAGGGCTAACCTGGCTGCAGAACACGCCAACGAGATCGCCGAGGATGCGAACCGCATCAGCAGTAGGGCGCTGCAAGCTAGCACTGATAACCTGATCTACGAATGGGGAATCAAGCTCAGCAATAAGACTGGGGTCGGGGCCGCTACTATCACAAACAACAGTCCCCACGACGCAATGTACCTCACCGTTATCGCCGAGTGCGAAGGCCACCCCGTTGGGGCTGTTAAAGCCGAGCACTTGCCCGGATTCGGCCAGCTGCACCTCGACCTGACGGAAGGCCTGAAGCAAACAGTCGCACGCCATGTCAATAAGCCTGCTATCAGCAGCCAGGCTATCGTTCTCGGGGGCCGTCAAAACCGGAAAATCATATTCCATATCCAGTGGCAAACCCCACTTGGTGTGCCTCGAAGCCACATAATCAAGAAGAGCCTGCGCAACAAAAACCGGTAGCATCAGTAGCTCTCCCTGGTAACGATCTGTTTCACCATTCGTGCCCGACGTACGGTTACAGCTTCTTCAGTGACGTCAAAAACCTTGTCAAATTTTTCTGGATATGCAGCCAGAACCGCACCGATGAATCTAGGGCCGGCCTCGGCTCTACCGTGAAAATGCCGACTAATAGTGCTCGTGGTCACACCAACTTTCTTGGCGAAAAACGACATTCCTCCGAGGCGGTTGCATTCTCGCGTAAGCCAGTCCTGCCGGATTCGAACGGTGTGGACTTTTTCCATAACGTTGTTTCACCCCATCTCTTTGGTTGTTTACGGACAACTCTACATAGAGCGTTGTTCTTACGCAACCCATATGTAGATTGCTCCAACAGCTTGCTGCTTTGCATCTACGCAACTACTATCTTTCTTATGGGAACAAGATGGTGGGAATACGTCACAAAAGTGATCGGAAAGGACACTTATAGCGCAGCCGCTAACAGGGCTGGTTTTGACAAATCTGCCTTTACTCGATGGAAAAACGGTGCCAGAGCAGATCCCGATTTCGTTGTGAAGTTCGCCCGTAACTACAACCGAAATGTTTTAGAAGCTCTAGTAGCAGCAGGTTTCCTAACCGACGAAGAAGCCGATCTTCGAGAAGTCAATACAGGCGGAACGACACTTAAGGAAGCCACCGACGCCGAGCTGACCGAAGAACTTCTGCTGCGGCTAAGACTGTTGGAAGAAGATAAACCAATCGACATTCACAGCACCCAATGCAAAACCCCGATTGGCGCTGCTGATGTTTTTGATGATGACGCGATTATTGCCCGGATTAATGCGGGTGTGGAGCGAGTAGCCGCGCAGAAGGCAACTCCCCCCATTGAGGAGCATTTCACATAAAAGATTCGAAATCTGAATCTAAATACTCAAGCAGCTGGGGTTCAGCTCACAAACCCCCTGATATGCTTGCCATTGAGCTGAACCATTCTTTTTCGCCGCTGGGGTTCAACCTACAGTTGGGGTTCAACTCGAAAAACCCTCGATATGCTTGCCATGGGCCCAAAATCAAGGCCTGAGCAGGCAGTATCGGGGGTTTTAGTTTGATATACGCGATCATGTCTTGGTTTCCTTGTTTTTGAGATTTATTACACATATTTTTTCGCCGAAATTTATTGCCTTTCGTGTGGTTTTGTTTCATACTTGATTAAGTTCATTATCAGTTTTTGAGGAGCCATTATGAATGATACTGAACAACGGCTGGAATTTTTATTGCGTCGGTTCAATGTTCGTCTTGTCGAGACGGGGGCGCTTACCCCACGCATGAATGCGTGCTGGCATCCCCTGACTCGCACGATCTATGCCCGGCATGGGTTGGACCCGATAACTCGGGTGTGCGCTGTTGCCCACGAGTTAGGGCATGCGTATCACAATCATGATTGCTCCACACCGGATAATGAGCGAGAAGCCGACGAATGGGCCGCTAACCAGCTGCTAGATGATGGCCTGGTAGAAGAAGCCGCGTGGGAATGCGATTCCGAGCCCGTGGCCATGGCCGCAGAGTTGGGTGTGACCGTGCACCTGCTGCGCACCTGGGAGCGCCTTTACCGCGTAGGTCGTACCCGGCATGTGAGCGCATGCGGCCTCAGCCTCAGCTGACCCTGACTCTTATCCCAAGCATTGATCTCCACTATTTGCAAAGGACACCCTGTGAGTATCACGCAAAGCATTGAAACCCTAGCCGCGAAGGTGGGTGTGAGCTAGCGACCATGGAGCCCATACTTCTTCAGGCTTCGCAGCGTCCGACTGTGAAAGCTGTTGGAACCGAGTTTTATGAAAATATTCGGGTTCCTGAGACCGCTACGTTGTTCGAGGTGGTACCGGAGCCGGATAATCCGTATGATCCTAATGCCATTAGCATCCGGTACGGAGGGCAAACCGTTGGATATATTTCTCGAAGTCGCACGGCAACGTATTTGCCGTTTATTAATCGGATTGCGGCTAGTGGGAAAACTGCCATTGTTCAAGGTAGATATAGGCGTGATGAGTATGGGTTCATTAACTTGCACTTGTATCTTCTTGCTACTGACACGGCGATTCCGCCTAACGTGCAGTTAGTGCCTAAAGCGTCTTCGTATAGCGTGCCTAACGCTTACCGGGGGGACAGGAAAGGTAAAGTCATTACCCCGCCGAAGCCATCGAAGCCTGCTCCTTCTGCGTATGCCCGACCAGCAGCACTAAGCAAGATTCAACCGGCTAAGGTACCGTCCGGCACGGTAGCGCATACGGCAGTGGTGAAGCCAACTGCTGGTGCGGAAAGCGTTAAGGGCGGTAATGAAACCAAGGATAATGATGGTATTAATGGTTCTACACTGCGTAATTTAGCAATCATTATTGGTGTTGTTTTATGTGGGCTTGCACTTTGGGGCCAAGGCAATTGGGGGCGGACACTGGGGATTGGCGAGAAGGCTATTACCTATCCAACGTCGTATAGTAATGTTATTTCGACGCTTTCGCCGGAATACAGTAGTCCGAGTAGTGAGCCTTATAATGCTGATCGGATCATGGGGTGGAGTGATAACCGGGCTCGTTATTTGTGTCATGATCGGATTAAGCAGCAGTTAAAATCGCCGTCTACTGCGAAGTTTGAGGGGCTTTTCGATTTCATTGCGGTGCAGAGCGCTGACCATAAGGATTGGATGATTCACGGGCATGTGGATGCCCAGAATGCTTTCGGCGCAACGTTGCGGACGAATTGGACTTGCACAGTGACCCCTATTGATGAGGATAATGCGATGGTGGACGCGACGTTAAGTGAGTATTAAATGGACAAGATGGCGGACATCAATGCGGCAGTTTGCCCTGTTTTTACGGGTTGACCTGTGGTGATTGGTGGACACTAGTGTGGACAATGTTGGGCCGGTAATTGGTCTGTAAATTTTTGCGGCCCTTGCTGACCTGGTGGGGGCCGTTTTCGGGAACAAGGAGCAAGGGGAACAAAGATGGCGTCGATTCGTAAATACAAGACGGCTAAGGGGTATGCGTGGCGGGTGCAGTACCGGTCGCCTGATGGGCGGGGCCGCACGAAGCAGGGTTTTCGCACTAAGGCGGAGGCGGAGGCTTGGTCGGCTAAGAACGCTACGGATATTCATGCTGGGCAGTGGGTGGCGCCGAAGAAAACAGCTATCACGGTGGGTGAATTGGGGGATCGGTGGCTTGCTATGCAAACCCACCTGAAGCCGTCAACTATGCGGACGACTGAGCAGTCATGGCGGGTGCATGTGCGGCCTCGGTGGGGTGAGGTTTCGATTATGGGGGTGAGGCCGAGTGATGTGCAGGAATGGGTGGCGGGTATTGATCGTGCGGCTGCCACGGTTCGGCACGCCCACGCCTGCCTGGCCCAGGTGTTGGATTTGGCGGTGCTGGACGGGTTGCTGAGAGCGAACCCGGCGCGGGGTGTGCGGTTACCAAGGCGTGCTAAGTCAAAGAAGGTGTATTTGACGGCGAGCCAGGTGCGGTTTTTAGTGGATCAGTGTAGCCGTTATCAGGAGCTTGTGTGGGTGTTGGCGACGACTGGTTTGCGGTGGGGTGAGGCGGTGGCGCTTCGGGTGTGTGATGTGAATGAGGCGAGGGGGAGGCTTAGTATTACTCGTAATGCGGTGACGGTGGGGTATGAGGTGCATGTGGGGACGCCGAAGAATCATGAGCGGCGGACGGTGGCGGTGCCGCGTAGGGTGATGCAGATGCTGGTGCCGTTGATGGAGGGGAAGGCTAGGGATGCGCTGTTGTGGCCTAGGGAGTCGGATGGTGGGTTTATGCGGGTGCCTGGTTATGATGGGTGGTTTTATGGGGCGGTGCAGCGTGCTATGGGTGCTGATGCGGATTTTCCGTGGGTGACGCCGCATGGTTTGCGGCATGTGGCGGCGGGGTTGATGGTGGCGTCTGGGGCGAGTGTGAAGGTGGTGCAGCGCCAGTTGGGGCATGCGTCGGCGGCGATGACGTTGGATGTTTATGCGGATCTTTTTGATGGTGATTTGGATGAGGTTGCGCGTGCTATGGATGGGGTTTTGCAGGCGTCGTGGGATTGTCGTGGTGCCTAGGGGTGTTGTTGGTGTTTTTGCTGGTTGTGTGGTTTTTGGTCGCGGGTTCGAATCCTGCTGGGGGCACGTTTGAAACCCCACTGCCAGGCATTTTGCCAAGTCGGTGGGGTTTTACGTGTGTGAGACATCGTGGGTGTTATGCAGGCGACAAATTCGCAGGAATTCGAATTTTTGTTCGTGACGGTTTTGGTGGTTCCGATGCCCGCAGAAACGAACTGTTTTTCGATGCTTGACCAAACCCGCCCCGCCACTCGCCGAACGCGCCGCTGGACCCGCCAGTCCCCCACCGCCCCGGCGGCTATTTTCGTTTCTGAAGCTCCGCCAACATCTTCTCGATCCGGTCCAACCGCTCCGGCAGGGTCGCCACCGTCCGGGCGATTTCGGGAATCAGCCGAATCTTGTCGGCAACAAAGTCGACAAAGGTTTTGCCTTCCGTGGCCTTCCACCCGGTGAACCGTGGCCCCTTGGTGTCCCACTCGGGTCCGACAAGTTGGTCTAAAATCCAGCGAATCATGGTCCGTTCTTCTCCTTGCTCCGGGGTTTCCGGGGTGGGTGTTGGGGTGGGGTTATAAGGTTGGCGGGTATTACGGAGTTCCTGGGCGTAGCCAAGCACCACGTCGTAGGGGAATCCGGGGCCGGGGTCAGTGTGGTTGACTTCGCGCCAGGCCTCGGAGATTTCAGCATGCCCGTGCACGCCGCGGGCACCGGCACGCAGCCGGTCGGCATCGATAAATTCCAGGGGAATATCGTACAGTTGCGACCAGCTGGCGATCTGTTCGGCGGTCCGCCGCAGCTTTGCGTCGTCGTCAAGCCAGTCTTCACGGCTCATGCGCGCGTAACCGGTGAGGCTGATGTGGAGGCAACGGGCGTTGCCGGTGGGGCCTGCGGCATACGGCATAAAATCATCTGTGTTGCACAAAATTAAAATGCCGTCGGCGCCGGCAAGCACGTTATAGCTTGACCCATTGGCGGGGTTTGTTTGCCATTGGGCCACGGCAATGCCGTCTCGTTCCGGCGGGCATTCCACGGTATGGACGCAAATCGACTGGATGCTGTCGATCGACCGGTAGCCCACGCCTGGCATGTCCGCGGTGAAGTCGGCGTCGTAGCGCACCACGATCGGCCCGGACGTCTCGGGCTGCGACTGCGGTTGCGGCGCAACTTCGGACACGGGTTTTTGGCCCCAGTAGTGATGCCAGACGTCATTAACATCGCATTCGATACCGCCGACGGTGACCTGGCCAGCCCGCTGAAACAGGACCGCCTCGCTAGACAATTCGCCCCATGACCAGGCGATTGTCTGCCACGCCAGGTGTTTCCCGCCGCCCAGATTAGCGATCACACCATCCTCGACCGCCCAGCTGATCACACGGGAGTGGCCATAGATCCCGACTCTTTCGCGCCCCAGGATTTCGCAACAGGCCCGAAAATATTCAACCGCCGTGACGTTCCACTGTTCAAGCGTGATGGCGAAATCCACGGCAAAAAACACGGGATGGTTACCGCAGCCAAGCTCGTCGAGTTTTTGTCTGGCGGCCCGAGCATCGGCCAGCCCACCGTCGCGGCCGCGCATAACGTCAGAATCGGCCTCTTTTCCGTATTGCCAGACGAAAGCCACGTCGAGGCCATGAACGTGAAAGTCGTCGATTTCGGCACGTTGGATGGGTTTTCCGCGCATCCAATCCGCGCGCGGCGGGCTGATATATCTCACTGCGCCGTCGTATCCGGCGTCACGGACGGCGGCAGCCTGGGGAACCCCGGCGCTGTAATCTAGTACGGTTGCCATCGCAT